AACTGCAACAAGCGCTTTGCGACAACTGATTGATGCAGGAACTCTTGCTAATCTGCCAGCAGGTTTTAAGGCGAGAGGTATGCGCATACGTGATCATGATGAACCACTACAACCTGGTGAGTTTAGAGATGTAGATGTAACAGGCCAGTCTATAAAAGAATCACTAATGATGTTACCTTACAAAGAACCGTCAGCTGTATTATTTCAATTGTTAGGTTTTGCTGTAGATGCAGGTAAATCATTTGCTGCAATAGCAGATATGAAAATGGGTGAAGGCAACGAACAGAACCCTGTAGGCACAACACTAGCGTTAATAGAGCGTGGCACAAAAGTCATGAGTGCGATACACAAAAGATTACACTACGCACAAAAAATAGAATTTAAACTACTAGCTAAAGTATTTCAATTGTATCTACCACCAACATATCCGTACATGGTTATCGGTGGTAATCAAATGATAAAAGCTGCTGACTTTGACGATAGAGTTGACATCATGCCAGTGTCTGATCCAAATATATTTTCTATGGCTCAGAGAGTTACACTTGCACAACAACAATTACAACTTGCTCAAGCAGCACCACAGTTACACAATTTACGTGAAGCTTACAGAAGAATGTATGACGCTATGGGTGTTGACAACGTAGAGGGTATATTGAAACCAGATCCTGACATGCCAAAACCTATGTCACCTGCGATGGAGAATGCATCTGCAATGCGTGGTAAAGATCCAAAACCTTTTCCAATGCAAGATCATCAAGCACATATTGCTGCACACGCAGAGTTTATGTTTACTAGAATGGTGCAGATCAATCCACAGCTTTACGCTATGTTACAAGCACACGTCTCTGAGCACATATCTTTGTTAGTGTCAGAACAAATGCAACAAAAGTATGCACCACAGTTTCAAGAGTTACAACAAGCTATGCAACAAGCACAGCAAAATCCACAGGCTATGCAACAATTACAGGCACAGATGGATCAATTAGTAAATCAACAAGCTTCTGAACAAGCACAGATGGAAGCACAGATGACAAAACAATTAGCGTCTGATGAAGAAGCTAGAATAAGCAAAGAAGCTCAAGATCCTCTTGTAAAACTAAAACAACAAGAAATTGACTTGAAAGCTATGGAAACACAAGCTAGACTACAAAAAGATATGATGGTTGATGCTGAGAAGTTAGATCTACAAAGAGATCAACTTGAGGCTAATACTACAATTGATTTAATGCGTGTTGCAGCTGACGTTAACAAAGAAGATTCTACTGAAGCAATGGCACTATTGAAAGAAAACATGGCTAACACAAGGGAGGCCATGAAACAAAATGCAAACGGCAATGGAAGAAGAAAAAAAACTACTGATCAAACTTAGAGATGCAATGACCAAGATAGAGGAAGCAGCTCAGAGTGAAATCAATAAAGAAGAAGATTATTTACAAGTTTGTGGTGCGCTTATGGCTGTCACTAGAAACATGTATGAGAAAGCTTTGGGTGCCGAGCAAACAAAAGAAATGTTTGCAGCCGTTGCTGATAGCTTTGACTATCAATCAGCGATTATGCAGATCTATAAAGATCATGCTAATCCAACAATACATTAGGAGATATAGATGCCAAGAGTAGGAGGAAAAAGATTCCCATACACGTCTGCTGGTGCACAGCAGGCACAAAAGTTTGCACGTGAGACAGGACAGCAAATGTCTATGAACAAAGGTGGTTCTACGTCCACGCGTAAAATAAAGAAAGTCATTAAGGGACTTAAAAAAGCTTCTAAGCTACATGCTGGTCAAGCAAAAAGTTTGAAAAGTATTGTAGGTAAGAATGGTAAAAAAGGAAAGAAGAGGAGGTAATATGAAGTTACTAGAAGATATTTGGGCGTGGCTCAATGAATGGAACAATTGGAAAGCAAAGGATTGGATTAAAGCTGGAATTGTTGCACTTATAGTTGTTCTAATAATTGGAGCTATTTAATGGTCGATAGAAGATCAGAATATTTACGAAAAATAAACACTCCGACCCCGTTTAGTCAGGGGCCGGAGATGCAAAACTACAATCGTATGATGAATTTGCAAAATCAAGCATCTGATTTTACAAAGAACGATCCACGTATTCAAGAACTCAAAGACGCAAGAAGACAATACAATCGTCAAGACAAATATAAAATAGGTCAACGATTTGGCATGTCTCCTTTGGAAACACAACAAGGATTTGCAAATCAAAGTGAAGTGCTTAGAAGATCTGCACCTGATGTTTTTAGAAAAATGTATCCTATTCAAAGTGCAGTGCAAGATTACATAGGTGCAGGTGGAATACTTGGTTTAGTTGCAGGAGCTGGTAAAGATTTTTTATCTAACGTATCTGATTTTGGCAAAGATATGTTAAGTAAGAAAGGTATCACTGGTGCTGCAGATACAGACGAAGAAGAAATGCAAGATTACGCAGAAAAAACTTTTGGATTTGACGGCACAACTAGACCGTTTCCACAACAAGGTTTTCCTATAACTTACCCTCAAGATAAACCTATTGGTTTTACTTTTGAGCAAGAAGGTGGCAATAAATATTTTAATGATTTATCACCAGAGGAATTAGATTTTGTTATGGGTCGAACAGATACAATTGCAGATGAAGCTATGAATGTGCCTGTACCATTTAATGATTCAAGAAGAGAAGCAGGTATAGCATCTATGTACGGTCAAGGCCCTACGTTCGCTACAAACAATAGAAGATATGAAAACGAATACAGAAATTTCTTGGCAAACATGACTGACACCACAAGAAGTTTTGCACCTACATACGAAGAGTTTGCTGATGCATATGAAAAAAGAAATCAAAGAAAACCACAAATGGATTTTTCTAGAACAATGGTTTTAAGATAATGCCTCCTCGTTTTGGTGATTATATGGAAAGAACTGCAGGTGGCACTGACAGTGCTGCATCTTCTAGCTATGGCACACCAACTCCACCTGCAGCAGGCAACACTTCATCTACATCAACTTACACTCCTGCACAATCAAATGTATACATACCTTCCGAACCAAGCGCTGATAATTATGGCGGTGTTTTTAATGCTTATGACACTAGTCAACCAATGGCTTTTGGCTATGGCAGTGTTTTTGGAAGTAGCTCAGGAACAACAGGATCAAGTGATACTGTTCAAAATGTTTTAACATATATGATGGAGTCAGAATTAGACAAAGGAAAAACACCAGAAGAAGCAGCTATGGATGCTTATCATAATTTTTACGGTGGAGACGTAGTTTACGATGATGGTATGATATATGGCAGCATGGGAAACACAGGTAACAGATCAATAGCTCAAGATTTCATAGATAGAAAATATGATCAAATGTATGGTGGCTTTGGTGGCGGTGGTGGTGGTTTTAATTATGGCTACGGACGAGGTGGCGGAGGTGACGGCGGTGGCTTTGCTTACAACATGAACATGGGCATGATAGGACAACCAAGACAAAGAGCACAAGTAGGACCAGGAAGTTTACAAGAACAAGTTAACCAAGCATTTTTGTCAGGTGGTAAACCATTTGCCAAAGGTGGTATAGTTAGTTTAGTGGAGGATTAATATGTTTGGATTACCAGTAGAAATGATAACAATGCTAGGCTCATCGTTGCTAGGTGGCTTCATGACTATATGGGGTCAAAGCATCAAAGCAAAACAAGAAGAGCAGAAGTTATTGATTGCACGTGCAAACGCACAGATGAAACACATTGAAAGTGCAAGAACTTATGATAACAAAGGGTTTCAATTTACACGAAGAATTATTGCACTTACTGCAGTATTCTTTATAATAGTGTGGCCAAAGATAGTGCCAGTATTTTTTGATACAGCAGTATTTTTGACATGGACTGAATTTAGTAGAGGTTTCTTGTTCTTGATAGAACAGAAAGAAATGCTTGTAGACAGGCAGTATGCAGGCGTTGTAATCACACCTATGGATACGCACTTAATGTCAGCTATCGTAGGATTATATTTTGGAGGGAGCTTAGTTAAAAAATGATGAAGCCAAAGAAAAAAGTAATGAAGAAAAAAGCTAAGAAGGCTAACGGAAAGAAATCTTCTTTTGGTATGCTTTCTGTAAAAGCTGGAATAGATAACAATCCTAATCCTACTCAAGCAGATAGAATTGCTGGTGCTAAAAAAGGTGCAAAGCAAAAAATGGCTGGAGGAGGTTCTCCTGGATTGTACGCAAACATACACGCTAAAAGAGCACGTGGTGAAAAAATGAGAAAGAAAGGTGCAAAGGGTGCGCCTAAAGCCGGTGCTTTTGCAAGAGCGAAAAAAACAGCGAGGTCGTAATGGGTAAATTGTGTCCTAAGGGTAAAGCTGCAGCTAAACGTAAATTTAAAGTTTATCCTAGCGCATATGCAAATATGTACGCTAGTGCTGTATGCTCTGGTAAGGTTACTCCTGGTGGCAAAAAGAAAAAGAAAGCTGCTGGAGGCTTGATGTCAAATAAAATATCACAAGATAGAAAAAAAATATCTAGCTACGGTCAAGGTGGTATAGCCAAGGGTTG